AAATTAGAGTAGCTTTATGAAGAAATGATGGCCTCCTATGATATTTAGGGAGCAGGACATATTGATACTTTAAAATTAGTATGTAAAACTTCTTTAAAAGCAAATTAGCTTATTGATTTAGGTGATGTTGAAGGATTTCAAAAAATGCAGAAAGCCTATGACTCGCTTATGAAAGCGGGTAAGTTTACTGCGGCCCAAAATAAAGCTGAATCTGGAGAATATGTTGATTCTATTGGAGAACTTATAGATTTATGTGAAAGACAAGGTTATGTTGAAAGATATTATATAGAATCGCCAAAAGATAAAGTTGATTTAACAATTGCCGATATGCAACGCTATACCAAAACTTTAATCGAAGAAGAAACAAACTTGCCGATTATGGTAGAAAAAGCCTTACGCGAAATTGAAAAAGAAGATAAAGAATCTGCTGAAAATACTGAAGATGCTATTGTAGATGACGCAGAATTGTCTCTTGAAGATATTGAAAAAAGTCTTACTTATGAAGATTATACTGATTTCAATGATTTTATAGATGAAGAGGCTGCGGCAGATGCTAAATATCTTGAGGAGTTGGAATATTAATGGCTTTACAAGATTTATTAAACTTATCAAATTAGCGTAAAAAAATTGGTATTTCCCAAGAGCGTGTAGAGGCTGTATTACCTATAATTAGATAGTATGTTGCCTTTTGGCGAGAGTATCCAGATATTTTTATTGACTTTTTAGTTCGTGGAAATAGAACTGAACCAAAAGAAGGCGAATTTTAGTTTTATTTTTATCAAAGAGTTTTTCTTCGTTGCGTAATGCGATATCAATATGTGTATGCGGTTTTCCCCCGTGCTTATTCTAAATCATTTTTATCAGTAATGGCTTTAATGATTAGATGTATTCTTTATCCTGGGGCGCATTTATTTGTTACTTCCGGCGGTAAAGAACAAGGTGCGAGTATCTTACATGATAAAGTTTAGGAACTTTGCGCTTTAATTCCTAATTTAAAAAGAGAAATAGACTGGAATAGAGGTAAAACTTTAGAAGGTAAAGATAGAGTTAGATATGTATTTAAAAATGGTTCTGTATTAGATAACCTTGCGGCAAGAGAAAGTACTCGTGGTCAGCGTAGACATGGAGGACTTATGGAAGAATGTGTTGGTATTGATGATGCTACACTACGAGAAGTAATTATTCCTGTAATGGCGATTTCTAGAAGAGCTAAAGACGGTACAGTTAATGAGCTTGAGCCTTTAAATAAATCGCAAATCTATATTACTACTGCTGGATATAAAGGTACATATCCTTATGACCGTTTAATAGGTTTCTTGGTTCGTATGGTAACTTAGCCCGATCGATGTATTGTTTTAGGAGGAACTTGGCGAACACCTGTTGGCGTTGGACTTCAGAGTAAAACTTTTATTACCGACCAAAAAAATGAAGGTACTTATAATGAGGCTTCATTTGAACGAGAATATGAGTCCAAATGGTCAGGAACCGTAGAAGATGCTTTCTTCAATGGTGAGCATTTTGATAGAAATAGAAAGTTGTTATAGCCGGAATATGAATATTCAGGAAGAACTGGTTCTGGCGCTTATTATATTTTATCTGTCGATGTAGGTAGAAAAGGCTGCGATACTGTAGTTTGTGTATTTAAAGTTAATCCATAGGCTTAGGGACCGGCAATAAAATCCTTAGTAAATATAATTCCTATGACAAATGAACATTTTGAAGATTAGGCTATTGAATTGAAAAAATTATATTATAAATATAAAGCTAGAACTATTGTAATTGATGGTAATGGTATAGGTGGCGGCTTAATAGATTATATGGTTAAATCTCAAGATGTAGATGGTGAATTTTTCCCAGATTTTGGAATTGAAAATGATGAAAAAGGCGAATATAAAAAATTCCGTACTAATAATACCGAATATGATGCTATTTATATTATGATAGCTAATGCGCCAATTAATACCGAATGTCACGCTACAGCTTAGGCGCAATTACAAACGGGTAAAGTAAAATTCCTTATTAGTGAACGTATAGCAAAAGAAAAACTTTTAAGTACTCAAAAAGGTTAGAAAATGAAGCCTGAAGAAAGGACAGAATACTTAAAACCATTTACTTATACTTCCATATTAAAAGAAGAAATGATGAACCTTCGTGAAGAAAATGAAGGGATTAATATTATTTTAAAACAAGTTAATAAAACTATTAAAAAAGATAAATTTTCTGCTTTTGAATATGGATTATATTATATTAAGTAGATAGAAGATTCTAAGAAAAAGCGCAAAAAATTTAATGCTAAAGATTGGTGCTTTATAAATTAAGGAGGTGAAATAATGCGCGCGTCCAGAGCGGAAATAAAAATAGAAGAAATATTAAAAGAAGCGGGTCTTAATTTTAGAATGGAATATATTTTTCCAGATTTAAAAAGCCCAAACGGCAGACCTTTAAGATTTGATTTTGTAGTTTTTGATGATGATGGATATATTGATTTTATAATAGAATATTAGGGCAAACAGCATTATGAACCTAGTCAAAAATTTGGCGGAAAAAAAGGATTATATCAATAGTAGTATAATGATAATTAGAAAAGAAGATTTTGCGCTTTACATGAGTTCAAATTGATTGAAATCCCATATACCGAAGAGAGTCTTATTTCTTATGATTATATAATGAGAAAAGCAGGGTATTAAGGAGGTGCGATTTTGAACGTTGAAGAAAAGCAAACGCGAAGCCAGCAGGAAATTCATAATAAGGGCTTTAATATGAGTAATAGTAGAATATTTGGGTTACAAAATAATCAAAATATTGAGGCTTTAACTGAATATGGAAGAAAGATTAAAGTTGGTGTAAAAAATCTTGAAGATGCTACTTTAGATTTAGGCTCTTATTAGAATGATATGCCGGCCCATTTGCGTATTAGTAAAGGTAGAATATATAAAGCGCTTGCCGAAAATGATGTTAATGAATTAAGATTAATTTCTAAACATTTTTATAATGTTAGTGGTATTTATTCTAGAGTATGTAATTATTTTGCTTTTTTATACAGATATGATTGGTATGTTGCTCCTGAGATTTTTGATGATACAGTAAAAGAAGAAAAAGTTTTAAAAGATTTTTCTAAAATTTTAACTTATTTAGATAATTCGTACTTAAAGAAATTGTGTGGCGAAATTGCCTTGACTGTTATTAAAGAAGGATGTTATTATGGATATTTAGTTCCTTCAAATGATAGCATTGTAATTTAGCAATTGCCAGTAGAATATTGCCGTTCAAGATATTTTATTGGTCAAAATCCTGCCGTAGAATTTAATATGAGATTTTTTGACACTTTCAAAGATATTAATTATCGTATGAAAATATTAAAATTATTTCCAGAAGAGTTCTAGAAAGGATATGTTTTATATAAATAGGGAAAATTACTTGCCGAAACGCCAGGGGATAGAATGAACGGATGGTATCTTTTGGATCCGGACAATACCATAAAATTTAATTTTAATGGTAGTGATATTCCAATTTTTGTTAATTCTATTCCTTCAATTTTGGATTTAGATGCAGCTCAAGATTTGGATAGAAGAAAACAAATGTAGAAGCTTTTAAAAATCATAGTTCAAAAATTGCCTTTAGATAAAAATGGCGATTTAATTTTTGACGTTGATGAAGCAAGAGATATTCATAATAATGCCGTAGAAATGTTAGCACATACTATTGGTACAGATGTTTTAACTACTTTTACTGAAGTAGAAGCAATTAATTTATCAGATAAAAATACTACTGCTTCGCAAGATGATTTAGAAAAAGTAGAAAGAACAGTTTATAATAATTTAGGTATTTCTAGAAACTTATTTAATACTGATGGTAATTTATCTTTGGAAAAATCTATTCTTAATGATGAATCTACTGTAAGAAATCTTTTACTGCAATTTAATATTTTATTAGACAGAGTAGTTAAAAAGAAAAATGTTAATTCTAAAAAATATAATTTTAAAATCTATTTTTTAGAAACTACTCAGTATAATTATTAGGCATTATCTAAATTGTATAAAGAATAGACACAATTGGGATATTCAAAAATGTTGCCACAAATAGCCCTTGGGCATTCGTAGAGTTCTATTTTAAATACAGCTCATTTTGAAAATGAAGTTTTACATTTGAGTGAAATTATGATTCCACCACTTATGAGTTCTACTTTAAATGGTGAAGATATTTTGGGTAAAAAAGATTCAAATAATACTTCAAAAAATCAAAATAATTCAGGGAGTTAGAAAACTACTACTGAACAAAAAACGGCAGGACGACCTGAAAAAGCGGATGATTAGAAAAGTGAAAAAACTATTTAGAATAAAGAATCTATGAGTTAAGGGGAAAAGTAAATGAAACATACAAGTGTAAAATTAAATTCACCATGTGAATTTCTTAATATAACTCCTGTAAATCCTTTAATTTCTAAATGCCAAATTAAAGTATGCTACGTTGGTGATAAACCAAATAGAAATCATAGTGTTATTACTAAAGAGGTAGCAATTCAAATGGCGAATAGCTTGCCGGGTTGCCCTATTGTTGGCTTTTATAATGACGCTTCTGGAGATTTTGAAGAACATAATCGTTCTATTGATATTTCTAATGGCGAATTTAGAATTAAAGATACAACAGTTCCTTATGGTTTTGTTGATATGAATGCTAAAGTTTGGTTTTAGAAATTTTTGGATGATGGGATAAATGAACGAGAATATCTTATGACTGAAGGATATATTTGGACAGGACAGTATCCAGAAGCCGAAAGAATTTTCGAAGATAATGGAAATAATCATTCCATGGAATTAGATCAAAAAACTTTAAATGCAACATGGACAAAAGATGAAAATGGTAAGCCGCAATTCTTTATTATAAATGAGGCTATTTTTTCCAAGCTTTGCATTTTAGGTGAAGAGTTTGAACCTTGTTTTGAAGGATCAACTATTACTAAAGTACAATTTTCCTTTGAAGATAATTTTTAGACAAAATTATTTTCTATGATGGATGAATTAAAAGAATTAATTAAAGAAGGAGGGGCAAAATAGGTGTTTACTAAATATGCCGTAGAAATTGGCGATTCTTTATGGAATGCTTTGTATAGTTATATGGTTAAAAATTATCCAGATACAGAAGCTATTACAGCTTATCGCATTGAAGCAGTTCTTGAAGAAGAAGGGCAGGCATTTGCCGTTTTACAAAGTCGTTCTAGTGAAAAATATTATCGTTTAAATTTCTCTCTTACTGAAGAAGCTGAGTTTATTCCTTCTGATACTTTAATTGAAATAACTAGCTCTTATGTAGCCGCTGAAGAACCTCAATTTAGTTTAGAAGCTTTACAAGAATTTGAAGCTAATTATTCTGAAGAAAAAGTTGAAGAAAATAAAGAACCAGAGGACAAAAATGATGAAAACACTATTGAAGAAAATGAAGAAAATAAAGAAGGTAGTGAAAAAACTTTATGTCCTAAATGCGGAAAAGAACTCGAAAATTGTGAATGTAATAAATATAATTTAGACGAAGTTGTAGAATACACCGAACTTAAAGGGCAATATGATGAATTACAAACTAAATTTAGTGCTCTTGAAGTTGAATATAATACTTTAAAAGAACAAATGACTTCTTTAGTAGAATTTAAAAAATCTGCTGAAAAGAAAGAAAAAGAAGATATGATAGCTCAATTTTATATGTTATCTGATGAAGATAAAGCTGATGTAATTGCTAACATTGACACTTATTCAGTTGATGATATTGAAGCTAAATTATCTATCATTTGTGTTCGTAATAAAGTTAGTTTCAGCCTTGAAGAAGAAAAAGGTAAAGAAACACAACCAACAGTTTATAATTTAAATGATAAAGATGATGATGACGCTCTTACTCCAGCATGGGTTAAAGCAGTTATCGCTACTTCTGAAAAAAGAAAATAATTAAGGAGGATTTTATATAATGGCAGAACTTACAGGTCGTTATGGTGGTTATCATGAAGATTTTTTGAAACCACATATCAAATCTCAAGCTAAATATGTTGAATTTGGTTACGGTCAGGTTGAACCTAACCATTTATCTGCTCAGAGAACTGCTCAGGTATATGCGCAGTTACCTGCTAATAAAGATATTAAAGTGTTAGAACAGGGTCAGTTTGTAAAATATGACTATGCAGCTAATGAAAATGGAATTGGTGAAGTTAATTTCACAGGTGCAGGCGAATGGATGCTTGTTTATAATGAAATTAAACTTTATCGTGAAGAACAGTGGGATTGCGAATTTGCTTTAAGAGCAGATGATTTCCATGCTCGTTTCTATACCCCATATGATTGGGAAAATACAGAAAACGAAAAATTATATCGTTCTAAATGGTTAAATGGTGTAGATGCTGAAGGTAGAGATGGTATTGAATTAAATGGTGTTAAATACAAATATGACGATGTTACAGCTGATACACCTGACTATTATGAAAAAGACTGGACTAACGATCCATGGTTAAAAATGAATCCTAAATATTATGAAAAACGTATGGGTGCTAATACATCTTCTATGGTACCTCGCGTTTTCAAAACAAATGTAGGTGACATTTTTACAACAAATACTATTAACGAAGAAACTCTTGCTATTGGTGATATTTTAGCCCCAGGTCAAGAAGATGGTATTCTTTGCAAATCTGGCGATCTTGAAGCAATGAAATGGCAAGTAGTAAAACTTTACACAATGCCTGATGGACAAAAAGGCGTTAAAGTAATGCGTATTGCGTAAGAAGGGAGAGAAAAGTATAATGTCTTTAGATAGAAATAATTTATTAAGCTTAATGAAAACTGTTGCTAAAGCAGATGCTTCTGCTCCTGTTGCTTACAGCTGGGGTGATAAACAGTTAAGCTATGAGGCTTTAAACGAAACACTTCGTAGTGAATTAAATGAATTGGCCGGCACATATCAGGCTTATCGTGAAAATAAAAACTTAATCTTTAGTTTAATTGAAGAAACTCTTGATGAAGTTCTTCCTAAAAAAGTAATTGAACAGTATGACCAGTTTGCTGAAGTTCGTACTTTCGCTCAAGGTGATAAACCAATTTTCCGTAGAAAATTAAATACACGTTCTCGTGCTAAACAGTTCGTAACTCGTGTTGGTTTAGCTGGTATTTATGAAGTATTCAAACTTGGTCCATCTGAAAGCGAATCCTTTGAAGTTCGTACATCTGCTATCGGCGGAGCGGCTCAAATTGGATTTGAAGAATTCTTAGATGGTCGTGTTGACTTCGCAGAAGTTACAAAAATCATCATGGATGGTATGGATGAATTAATCTATAAAGAAGTAGCAGCTGCTTTAAAAGCTTCTATTAATCAGTTACCACCTGCTAACCGTGTAGCAGTAGCTGGTTTTGATGAACAGGCTATGGATAACTTAATTAATATCGCTGCGGCTTATGGTACACCTACCATTTATTGTACTTATGAATTTGCAGTTCGTATGATTCCACAGGAAGCTTGGAGATATACCGAAGCTATGAAAACTGAACTTTGGAATACAGGACGTCTTGCTAACTATAAAGGTACAAAAGTTATTATTCTTGAACAAGGTTTTGAAGACGAAACTAATAGCCGTAAAGTAATTGATCCAGGTTATGCTTGGGTAATTCCTACAGGCGCTGATGGAAAACCAGTTAAAATTGCTTTCGAAGGTGGAACAATTGTTGACGAATTTAATAACCCAGGTGACCGTTCTCGTGAAATCCAAGTATACAAAAAAGTTGGCGTAGTAGCTATGCTTGCTAATAACATTTGTGCTTATGTAGATACAAGCTTATTAGGCCAGATGGATACATGGTTCCATGATGGAGTAACTGGTAAAGTAATTACTTACGATGGCCGTTTAACCGGTATGGTAGGTAAATAATCCTCATAAGATTAATATATTAAAATAAAAGGGGAGAGGGAAAAATCTCCCTCTCTCCCTATTTTTTTTGGAGATAAAGGAGAAAACACTATTATGAATGAAAAAGAAATGAGAAACAAAAAATATAATGTTAAAAATAGAAGCGCTAGTAATGTAATATATAAGATTCCTGAAACAGGCGTTCGTCGTTCTTGGAGTCCAGGGGAAGTAAAACGTATTCCTTTTGGGGAATTAGAACAATTATCTTTCCAGCCGGGTGGCAGAGAATTATTATATAACTTTTTACAAGTTGAAGAAGAACAAGTTACTGAAGATTTAGGCGTTGGACGCGTACCAGAATATGATATGTCCGAACAGCAAATTGCCGATTTAATTGTAAGTGGCTCTTATGACGCTTTCTTAGATGCGCTTGATTATGCTCCAATTGGAGTTTTAGATTTAATTAAAAAGTATTCTGTTTCTATTCCTATTACAGATCCAGCTAAACGTCAAGCCTTAAAAGATAAAACAGGTTTTGATGTTGATAAAGCTATTGAAAATGAAAAAGCCGATAAAGCTGTAGAATCTAATGGGGCAGAAAATGGTAAAGTTGCCGCAGCCGCTCCGACCGGTCGCCGCACTACACCTAACTATAAAGTAGTAACTCCTCAGTAATAGGATAATTCAAGAAAGGAGGTTGCTAATTTGGAAGGAACTAAATTCGCAACTGTATATAATCGCTTTCTTGGAAAAATTACCGATGATATGTATCTTGAATTAACTCCGGAAGATACCATTAGAGATTTGCAAAATCTATTAATTGATGCTATTCCTGGATTTGAATTTCCTAGAGTTGATTTAACCGATTATAATCTTTCTATAGTAGAAATATATGAAGATACTTTAGAAGAAGATGATTTCATTTTAGGTGTTGTTTGGAATGATTCTTTAACCGAAGAAGATGAAGTTCCAAAAGTAATGGTTGAACGCTCTAGTTTTAATATTGAACTTAGCTCTGAAGAAATTAATATTTTAGCTTTATTAATGAAACAAAGTTGGGTTCAACGGCAAGTTACCTCTATTGAAAATACACGAATGAAATTTAGTGGGTCAGATTTTAAAATGACTTCATAGGCAAATCATTTATCTAAGCTTTTAACTCTTTTGGAAGAATCTCGGAGAGATTCCTTTCATATGTAGAGATTATATAAAAGAAGAAAACTGGTTGATGGAGTATATAAATCCAATTGGTCGGTTTTAAGAGAAAAAAGTGTTATAGACTAAATATGATTTTAATTTTTCAATTGAGGTAATAGATAAGAATATTAAACGATTAACTAATTAGCTTTGGAAATTAATTCCAATGCGAGAGAATTAGGAAAATTGGGAAAAACAATTAGATACAGTTAAATTAGAAGTTGCGGGGTTAAATGAAATCTTTCTTTCATACCCGCAATTTTTATAGTTATTAAGCAAGTTAGAAGGAATGCAATAGTCTGAAGATTTAGATTTTGATCTTTATAGAAAAACAGTATTTGAATCAATAAATCTTTTATAGGAGATAAATCGTGCCTAGAGGATATGATTTAAGTGAAAAATTTGGATATAGACTAATGCAAGCTCGGTTGGGAATATATGATAAATATAGTTCTTCTGCCGATTTAGATCCTTCTATTAATGGTATTAAGAATTAGCAAACAAGATTAAATTATCAAGGTGGTAGTTTATAGCAAGATAGAATGATTGCCGATAAACGACGTAGCTTAGAGCGAGCTTTATGGCATTCATATCAAGGAGCGAATGTTAGAAAAATAACATCAACTTCAGAAGAAACTGTTCGTGCTTTAATTAATCCTAATAAATTAAAGCAAGACTATGATGATAAAATTATTTCTATTAAGTATGAACATAATTTTAAATCGGGTGATGTTTTTGAATGGGTTGGAACGAATACTTTTTGGTTAATTTATTTACAAGATTTAACTGAATTAGCATATTTTAGAGGAGATATTAGAAGATGTTCTCATGAAATCTCATGGGAAGATGAAGATGGTATTCATAAAACTTATGCGGCAATTCGTGGTCCAGTAGAAACAAAAATAAATTACATTCAAAAACATGAAATTAGTATTGATACACCAAATTACTCTTTAAGTATTTTAATTCCGAAAACCGATTCGGCAGAAAAATATTTTAAGAGATATACAAAGTTTTATTTAACTGGCAATACAGATATTTGTTGGAGAGTAGAAGCGGTTGATGCTTTAAGCACTCCTGGAATAATAGAAGTAGAAGCCACAGAATATTATATAAATGAAACTTTAGATGATGTTGAAAATGGAGTAGTTGGTGGATTAATTGTAGAGCCTGTTAGTCCTAATACAAAATCGGCAGAAGAAATTATTGTTGGTGAGACTTTTATTAAACCTAAAGCATAGTATGAATATACTTATAAGGGTAATTTAGAAGGAAAATGGACTACAGACAAAGACTATCCAATAGAATTAATTCAAGATGGAAAATCTGTGAAATTAAGATGGTTGAAAACATATAGTGGTTAGTTTGATTTAATTTATGGAGGAAGCTACAAAAAGACTATTGTAGTAGAATCTTTGTTTTAAGAGTAGAAGGAGCACACAATGAAGATTAATAAAAATCCTATGCCGGAATCGAGTTTTTTATCTATTGAGAAAGATATGCACTTAATTACTAATATGATGTTAAGAAATCCTAGATTAAGTAAATTATTGTATTATAATTCTCCAGATTGTTTAGATAGACCTGCGGTTCCAGAAGATAAGGTTTATGAATTATTTGGGAAAAATATTAAAATTGTTCCTAAATTATATGTTGATAATTCAGTTTTAAATTATATTATTATTAATTTTGATAATTTTACACCAAATATGACAAACCCTGAATTTAGAGATAATATTATTGAATTTGATATTATTTGTCATTTTGATTAGTGGAAATTAAAAGATTTTTAGTTGCGTCCTTATAAAATCGCGGCAGAAATTGATTCTATGTTTGATGAAAAACATTTAACTGGAATTGGTAAATTAAAATTTTTAGGAGCCAATCAAATGATTTTGACTGATGAATTTGCGGGCGTATGTTTAATGTACGAAGCAATTCATGGCGGCGAAGACAAAATTGATATGCTGAATCCAGAAGACCAAAAGCAATTTGAAAAAGATTTTGCCGAATTAATGGGTAATTAATTTGGAAGATTTGCGGTTAGCCTTAATGTGCGGAGTGGATATACCAATTCCGCAATTATAGGGTATTATACATTAGCCAAAAATTAAAGAAATTGCTTTGATGGGAGAATCAGAATTTTTTGTTGCGGTTTAGTGTTTAAATATAAATAAAAATTTGATAGATTAGGACAAAACTCCTTTATAGATTACAAATAATTTTTAGATATTTATGACAATAATGTAGTAGGAAGAAACGAAGGATAAGAAGAGATTAACTTCTACTTTATTAGAACTTTTATTTCCTAATTACAAAGTTATGTTCTTACCTCGCTCTTTAGTTTTATCAAAAAAAGATTTTCCTAATATAACTATTGATGAAAATAATTTTAATTTTTTACAAGAGATTATATAGTAGATTTTTTGTTTGTCGAGTTAGAGAAATTAGTAGGCGGGATTTAATCCAGCTAATGCTAAGGCTAAAGAGATTGCCGATAAATTGATGCGAGGAAGAAGAAGAGTAGCCGAATTAAATGGTTCGGCAGATGCTAGTATATTTAGTTAGTATCTCTCTATTTTATCTATTGGATTACAAATGCCGTTATAGGATTTGATGAATTTAACCATGTTTTAGTTATATGATTTGGTAGAAAGATATTAGCTTTATATTAGTTGGGATATAGATATACGTTCTAGATTAGCTGGCGCATAGCCAGATGATCGTCCCGATAATTGGATGAAAAACATTCATTAAAATATTTAAGGAGGAAAAAACCTATGAAATTTGGTGTACGCGAAATTTGCGATGTAGTATTAAAAGCAAAAGCGCCACAGAAAATTGGTAATAAAATTTTCTATACCAATGAACCTGTGCTTTATTTCGATACTTTAAAAACTTCTACTATGGAAGGCGCTGCTACAACCGTATATGCTCAAGGTGGTCGTGGTAATGCTCGTTTAGTAGCGTGGGAAGGTGAAAGAACAGTAACCTTTACTATGGAAGATGCTTTAATCTCTCCAGAAGGTTTCATGATTCTTTCAGGTGCGGGCTTAATTGAAGGTTCCGTTAATAAACCTATTTATCAACATATTACAGAAACTGTTGATGGTTCTAAAATTACAAAAGGTACTGGCTCTATCCAGATTCGTCTTAGCCAGAAACCTTATTTACCAGTTGCTTCTGACACAACAATCGGTGTAGAAGGTAACTATGCTTATGTAATGTTAGTTAAAAATGGTGAAATTATTTCTGAACCATATATTCCTGAACATGGTGAATTAGAAGCTCAGAAAGATGAAATCACTGGTGAAACATATTACTTATTAACAGTAGCGGCTCATGAAAACTATGATACTCGTGAAGAAGATCAGTATGACGTAGATAAGAGACAAGACCATCCAGCTTTATTAAGCGAACCAGGTGCTTTTGACTCTGCTATTGTTGACTATTATGTAGAACATACAACTAGTGATGCTATGCAGATTGAAATTACAGCTGATAAATTTGGTGGAAACTACTACTTAGAAGCTTCTACATTATTCCGTGATACAAACGGTGTAGATATGCCTGCTGAATTTATTATTCCTAACTGCAAAATTCAGTCTAACTTTACCTTCACAATGGCTTCTTCTGGTGATCCATCCACATTCACATTCACAATGGATGCTTTCCCAGATTACACAAGATTCGATAAATCTAAAAAAGTATTAGCAGCAATCCAAGTTATTAAAGATGCTTCTAGCTTAGATCTTTATCGTAAAGAAACAGTTCATAGTGAAGACCATGATGTTATCTTTGGTTAATAATTACAAGGGGGAGAGATAGAAATATCTCTTCCCCCATTTTTTATTTTGTGGAAAAGGTGTGTGATTAGAAATGAATAATAATGCAAGGGGAATTGTTGAAGTATTATAGTAGGCAGTTTATGAAGATTTTGATGATAAAACTATAGTTAATTGGAAAAAATTACAACAATCTGCGCGATTTTTTTTAAAAAATTAGACATTTTTAAAAAGGGTTAAAAAGTAGGTAAGAACCGAAATAGTATCTAATGAAGTAGTTTCTAAATATAGTAAATTTTCATCGGATATTATAAAAACAGCAGAAAATTCTAAAAAATTTTATGAAGCTTTATTTGAATTTGATGAAGCGCTTACTAAATATCTGGGAGAAGTACCAAAAAGGGCGCTTTATGTATTTTATGATAAAAATGGAAAACCTTTAACATATGAAATGTCTATGCAATAGTTGGCAAATATTTCTTAGGGTAAGGGCCGTATTGGTGAATTAAAACTTTCTGATTTAAAAGCAATTGAAAATCAAATTGATAAAAATGCTAAAGGAGACTTAGAACATATTAATAAGGGAGCAAGTGCCGTTATGGGAGTTAATAAACGATTAGAACGTTTTTATGCCCAGCGCGGAAAACAAACTGTTATTAATAAAGAAAATCCGTAGCAAGAAAAAACTCAAAAAGCTCAAAGACAAAATGGCTTATTAATGTGGAAAACGGAAGGGACATGGAAAATTGCTAAAGTTGCTAACTAGGGGGTTGTTAATGAAGCTTATACTGCTTTTTTATTAACAAGACATAAAACTAAAAAAGATTATTTGGCCAATGTGGAAATAGGTAATCCGCCATATTTTAGTCATAGTTTAATAGCAAAATTTTATAAATATTTTTCTTCTGTAACGAATATGCCAGCAATTGTAGAAGAAGATATTTATACAGAATGGGCTTAGTACGCGGTAAAAGGTAAAAAAGCAGGTCTGCCTTCTCCAAATCAATATATTCGAACGGCTTATACCATTTTATCTTCCTCTAATGAAATCGCGCCAAGTGAATTAAAAAAAATGATAAAAGAAGCATTTTTTCAAGATAATAAATTGGCTCCTTTTATTGGAGAATTTTTAGATGAAACGATTGAAGAAAATATAAAAGATATTCTTCAAGAAGCAGGATTTAAAGATGCAAATATTAAAAAAATTATATCATATTAAAAACTTGACAAACTAAAAAAAATATGTTATAATAAAAGAAAAGTGTAAAAGGAGTGCTAATAAATGGCAAAACCAACATTCGCAAAATTTGGTCTTAAAGTAGATCAGAGCGTAAAAAAAGTAGTATTTAACGAACAAGAGTTTGAGGTAAAGCAATATCTTCCAGTAGAAAATAAATTAGAATTAATTTCAGATATTGTAAATCAATCTATTGATGAAAATAATTTTTCTAATCCTGCGAGAATTGAAATTTTTACAGTTGTTGAAATTGTAAAAGCTTATACTAATATTTCATTTACAGAAAAGCAATTAGAAGATGTATTAAAATTATATGATTTAATTGTATCTTCTGGGTTAGGTAAAGTAATTAGAGAAAATATGTGTAATGATGAATTTGATTTTATTACAGCTACTACAGATAAAGTTATTGAAGAGTTTTATAAATATAATAATTCCGCTTTGGGTATTTTAGAAAATATTAAAAAAGATTATAGTAATTTAAGTTTTGATGCTACCGAAATTCATGACAAACTTGCCGATCCAGAAAACATGGCATTATTAAAAGATGTACTTACCAAATTGGGCTAATTAAATACATTTATCTATTTGATTTTTTTAATTAAATAGAAGTAATTTGGGTTAGAAGTAATTTACTTCTAACCCATTTTTTTATTTTGCAAAATAAAAAAAGAGAGAGATAAGAGAGAAAGGAGCAAAATAATGGCTAAAAATTTGAATCAAGAGATGCATGTAAATCTTTCATTCACTGCCGATACCGGGAAGGCAAAAGCGCAATTAAAAGATTTACAAAATCAGCTCACAAAAGTAGTCAATTTATCCGCTAAAGATATTGGTGGAAATGTTTTAGCTCAAGATATAGAAAAAGCCTCATTAGCAGCAGCGCAATTAAAAGCACATTTAGAAGATGCTACTAATGTAGATACTGGAAAGTTAGATTTAGGTAGATTGTCTCAAAGCTTAGACGCGAGAGAATTAAAAAAATATAGAGATAATTTAGAAAGATTAGGTCCAACTGGTTAGAAAGTATTTTTAAGTTTTGCTTAGTCTATATAGCAGGCTGAATTGCCGTTAAAACGCACTAACGCTTTAATGTCCGAATTATGGACAACTATGAAAAATACTGCTAGATGGCAATTAACTTCTAGTGCAATGCATGGATTTATGAGCGCAGTTTCTAGTGCTTATGGCTATGCTAAAGATTTAAATGAATCTTTAAATAATATTAGAATTGTTAGTGGCTAGAGTACTGAATAGATGGCTAAATTTGCCGAAGAAGCAAATAAGGCGGCTAGGATTTTAAATACTACAACAACTAGCTATACTAATGCCGCTTTAATTTACTATCAACAGGGTTTATCTGATGAAGAAATTAAAAAGCGTACTGATATTACAATTAAAATGGCAAACGTGGCTCGGCAATCTGCCGAAGTTGTATCAGACCAATTAACTGCGGTTTGGAATAACTTCTATAAAGAAGGCGAAGATAGTTTATAGCGTTATGCCGATGTAATGACCGCATTAGGTGCGGCGACCGCTTCTAGTACGGATGAAATCGCCGGCGGTCTTGAAAAATTCGCTTCTATTGCTGATATGATCGGTTTAAGCTTTGATTATGCGGCAAGTTCTTTAGCAACTATTACTGCAACAACACGATAGAGTGAAGAAGTAGTAGGTACAGCTTTAAAAACAATTTTTGCTCGTATTCAAGGTTTGAAATTAGGCGAAACATTAGAAGATGGTACTGATTTAAATAAATATTCAGAATCTTTATAGCGTGTAGGTATCCAAATCTTTGATACTATGGGCGAATTAAAAGATATGGATAATATCTTAGAAGAAATTGGCGCTAGATGGGAATATTTAGGTAAGAGCGAATAGGTAGCGTTAGCGCAAGCTGTAGCAGGTATTCGTCAGTACAACCAATTAGTTTCTCTTATGGATAACTGGGATTATTTCCAAGAGAACTTAGCTGTAGCAAGAAGTTCTGAAGGAACATTAGATGAACAGGCAGAAATCTTTGAAGAATCATGGGAAGCTGCTAGTAATCGTGTTCGTGCGGCAATGGAATCTATCTATAGTGATATAATTAATGATGAAGCGTTTATTGACATGTTAAATACTGTTGAAAAAATTGTAAATGCTTTAAATAAATTAATTGATTCTATGGGTGGTCTTAAAGGCGTTATTGCGGCTATTGGTGTGGTCGGTACTAGAGTATTTAAAGAATAGATTAGTTCTAGTCTCGAAGATTTAAGTTATAATATTAGTATGTCTTTTGGCTCTGGTAAAAAGAAAGCCGCCGATATTAAAACAATTGCTTCTTAGGAAATGAGTAGTTCTTTAGGTGAGGGCGAAGGTATTGAGGCAGAAGCACGTGCCACTATGATTCATCAATATAGTATTCTTCAAAAAGAACTTATGGATAATAGTTCAAAAATGAATTCTCGTGAAGAAACAACTAATAAATTTCTTTTAGATAGAGTTAAATTATTATAGGAAATTGCTACCGAAAGATTAAAAGAAATTAGTATTCAAGAGCAATAGGCTAAAAAAGAAACTGAATTAGCGAAGATGACTTTGCTTAGACAAGCTGATTCTTCGGAAGATGTTGAGAAATATACTAGGGCCGTGAATGATTTTGAAGAAACTTCTATTTGGCATGGGAGAATGGCTCGGGCTACTGATTAGGAATCTATAAAAGGTCGTACTTTTAAAAATAATAGAGAAGTTTTAGAGTTTTTAGAAAAAAATGAGCATGGTGGCGTATTGACTAAAAATACTGAAGATTTCATGTCTTTTTTAGAAGATTATTCAATATCAGTAGGAAATGATAGTGAATTGTATTGGGCTCTAGAAAAATACCGTGAAAGTGCTGAAGATGCTTTTAGAAGTATTGCTGAAAAAGCAGAACTTTCAGAAGAGGATTTAGAAGACGTAGTTAAAAAAATTAGAGTATCAAATACCGATCTTGGTGGGAGCTATACGGAAGTTAATGAGGATTTAGATAATTTTAGTCGTTCTGCGGAAGAGGCGCATAAGAGTATTAATTCTTCTTTTGGTGGAACTGTAAAAACCTTTGGCGATAATATGGTTCATTTAGCGGGAAATATTTCCGCTGTAATAATGGGATTAAATAGTTTTGCCAATGCTTTAGATATATTAAATGATCCTGATTTAACCACATTGGAAAAAATTTAGTCAATTTTTGGTATTTTAATTACTACACTTCCTTTTGTTATTACGTCTATGAAAGAAGTTGCTGCTGCGATTAAATTAGTTTCTTCAACACATGTTTTAGAAACTGTTAATTTGGGTGTTTTAGCAGCCGCAAAAATGTTAAATATTAAACTTACTGAACAACAAACAAAAGCCTATAGAGAACTTTATGAAGAGTAGAAAAAAGAGCCTAAAACTCGCAATGCTGGCGGTAAAAAGATTTATCGATCTAAAAAGGATATTTTTCAAGAAAATCAAAAAAATGCCGATATAAAGAAAATTAAAGAGGGAGAATATATTGATCCTTCTAAATATAAAACTTCAACTTTAGTAAAAGGTTTTGTTTAGGAGATTGTAGAATCAAAAGGCGGTATATAGGGTATAATAAAGGCCCTGGGCTTATTAGGAGTAAAAGTTGGCGTAGTGGGGGCAGCGGTTGGAGTCGCGGCTTTTGCTTGGACTAAATATCAACAAAGTCTTCCAGAATATAAATTAAAAGTTGCCACAAAAGCTTTTGAAGATTTGAAAACAGCAAGTGAATAGGTTCATACAGAATTAGATGAATTAACTTCTATGTTTGACTCTTACACTTCGGCAGTAGAGGCCCTTTCACAATGTACTACTGGTACAGAAAAGTGGAATGAAGCATTATTAAATGTTAAAAAATCTGCCGGCGAAATACTTCAAGAGTTTCCTGAATTATTAGAATATCAAGGTCTTTATAACGATGATGGAACATTAAATCAAGAAGTAGTAGAGCGCGCAATTGCCGATAAACAAAAAGGCGCTGATGAGATTTCACGCGCGGTATTGGCGGCTCAAGCTACATAGACAGCACTTTAGGTTCAAGTAGATAAGCGTGAACTCACTAAAGAATTAGAAAGAGAGTTTCTTTGGAGTCCTAGAATACTTCGTGAAGGCGAAACTGTTGCTAATCGTAATTATGATCCATTAGTAGAAGGTTTAATTGAAAAATATAATAGTGGCGATTATACCTATGAGGCCTTTATGGAAGTGGCGCAAAATGAAATTAAAGCCCTTGGATTTGCTTCTAAATAGGCTGAAGAAGAAATTGCTGAATATATACCATAGATTATTAAATTGGCAAATGCTACTAAAAATGCCGAATAGGGTTTAAATAATATTGCCAAATTAAATGCTCGTGAAAATATTGGCGTTGATGCGACATAGGAACAAATTTCTGATTATGAAAAAGCATTTAATGATAATTATGATAAGCTTTATGAAGAATATAAGAAAAATGGTATTACTCGTTTTACTGGAAAAGGCGACGCATAGCTAAAAGACCTTTGGGATACTTATACTGAATCTATTGGTACTGAATTAAAACTTGCTGAAAATGAGGTAATTCATACCGCAGAAGGTTTGGCTATTCAATATTATAATGAAGCCGGCGAAGTTCAGTAGATGTCTCTTGAAGCTTTGGTTAGATATAAGGCTCAAGTTGAAGCCAATGCAGAAGCTACCAATTAGGCGCGTATGGATTTAGAAGCGCAATTGGTTCAAGGCGGATTTAAAGATGCGGACAAAATCTTTAAAGATGATATTGATTTAACGGTATTAAATAGTTTTGTATAGAATATTGCTTTAAGTGAATAGGAACTTTTAGATAATACAGAACGTATTAAACAAATGTATCCAGAGATTACGGAAGATGAAATCGCTAAGATGTAGAGTAATGTTAGAGATTTAGTTGAAACTTTAAGTAGCGATGAGTTCCGTAATATGTCTGCGGCAGAATAGCAAAATTATTTACAAAAATATATTGACATGATGCCTGAATCTGAAAGATAGCAGGTTGAATCATAGAAATTAATTAATAGTGCAGTAAATAATTATGATTTAAATGCCAAAGATTTAGAAGATTAGTCGGCTCGTATTCAAGAATATTATGAAGAATTACAATTAACACAAATTGAAGCGACTAAATTAGCAGTTGAAAATTAGCGCATGAATAAAGGTGTTGAAGAACTTCATGAAAATTGGATGAAGTGGGGAGACGCTCTTCGCAAAGCTAATTTAAATAAAGAAAATAAATTAACTACTGATTATACCGATACAGTTCAAGATTTGACTAAAGCTATTGCCAAAATGGTTGGCGCCGCAGATAATTTAAAACTTCCTGATGAGTTTTTTGAAACCGAAGAAAACTTAAATAATATTGCCGCGGCCGCTCAAGGTAGCGAAGAAGCGATTAATAAATTAGGTATTGCCGTTGGTAAAGAATTAGTTGACGCCATGGAAATGGTTGGCGAAGAAACTGCTACCGAAATTGATGGTTAGATAATTAAAATTAATTAGGATGATTTTGAAGCCGCTAAAAATACCGTATTAGCTGGTATTGCCGAACTCCAATAGAAAATGGCAGAAGGTAATATTGCAGTAGGTGATTCATTAGATAAATTATTAGAAGCTAGTGGTATTGGAGCAGATAATTGGATTGAAGCATTAAATCAAATGGCCTTAGCAACAAATATGTCAGTTGAGGAAATGAATCAATTATTAGGTACCCTTGGCGTAGAAGCAGAAGTATCTATGACTTCTGTGCCATAGACTGTCTAGGTTCCTAAATATAAAGTAATTACCAAGGCCCTTGGCTTTGGTGAAGACGGATTTGGTAGTTTTTCATATGAAACGAAGACCGTTCCTATGGGAACTGAAGAAGTTGAAGGTGCTATCAATGTCGCACAAATTGGCGTTAATGGTGAAGACCCTGGTTAGCCAAAAGTAAAATTCATTGGTAATGGTCCTGTATCACCTTCTTCAACAAATGACTCCGCAGGCGGTGGTGGAGGAAAGCCTAAACAAACTAGAAAATCTGATATTGTTGAACGCTATAAAGAAATTACCGATTAGTTAAATGATGTGGGCGATGCCGCAAATGATGTATCCAAAGAAATGGATAGATTATATGGGGCAAATAAGCTTGCCGCTATGACTAAACAAAATACAATACTTGAAAAAGAAATTGAATTATTGAAAAAGAAAAAAGCGGAAGCTGAAGCCTATTTAGAAATCGATAAATAGGAATTGGCAAAAGCGGCAGGTGCTTTAGGCGTATCATTAGAAATTGGCGAAGATGGTAATATTAGTAATTATACTACTGTAATGACTGGATTATATAATCAATTACACGCTTTAGAAGTAGGCGCAGGCGAAAATGCCAATGAATATGAAAAGAAAGCTATTGAAGATTTATAGGAAAAAATTGATAATCTTCAAGCGGCAATAAATCAATATGATGAAACTCAATAGGTATTAGAAGATGAAACTAATAATTTAGATGATACATTAAGAGAAAAATAGGATTTAGCTTATGATAAATTAATTTATAAATTAGAATTAAAAGTAGAATTAAATGAATTAGAATTAGAAAAATTAGATTTATATTTAAATAGATTTCAAGATAATTTTTATAAAATGGCTGAAGCTGCGGCGCTTTTATTTGGTACTAATGGCGAGTTAGGTAAAGCACAAATCTATGCTGATAGCTTAAATGATTATGCTGTATTAAATGAATTTGGTGAAGCCACAGGCGGATTAGTAACTGACTTGGCGGATATGTATGAACGAGGAGACATTTCTCAAAGTCATTACATTGAAGGATTAACAAAAACAAAAGATGGTATTATTGATAATCTTAATTCTTTAATAGATTTAGATAGAGAAATGATGAATTATTATGAAAATACTTTATCTATGGCTAATGATGAACTCGCAGAACATACCGATCATTTAGAACATATTACTAGCGTATTTAGTCATTATCTTAGCCTTATGGATTTATTAGGTAAGAAAAAAGATTATGATTCTATTGGAGATTTCTTATTAGGTAAAGCCGATACAATTAGAGATAGATTGGATATAGCAAAAGATTATTATAATATTTTATTAGAACAAAAGAATGATATAGAGGCTAAATTACAGTATGCGCAAGCAACCCATAATGAAGAAATGATAGAACTTTATGAAAAAGAATGGGATGCGATTGTAGACGCTACAGATTAGGCGCAAGAATAGGTATTAAGCTTAACAGAAGAATGGGTTTCAGCGATGAAAGAAGTTGTTTAGAATAATTTAACCCAAATTGCTGAAACATTAGAAAACTCCTTAACCAAAGGAATCGGTTTTGATTCACTTATGGACGGTTTTAATAAATTAAATACACGCCAAGAAGAATATTTAACTAAAACGAATCAAATCTATGAAACTAATAAATTAATGCGTACTGCGGCACAAGATTTAGATAGAATTGATAATACTGTTGCTAAACAAAAAATTAAAAACTTCATTACGGAAACAAAAAACTTATAGCAGAATACAAAGTTAAGTAAATATGAATTAGAAATCCAATAGGCAAAATACGATTTACTTTTGGCTGAAATCGCTTTAGAAGAAGCTCAAAACGCAAAATCTACTGTTAGATTAGCTTAGGACAATGAAGGTAATTTTGGATATGTATTTACTGCCGATCCGGAGGAAGTTGACAACGCACAATAGGAACTTGAAGATGCTGAAAATCGTTTATACAATATTTCACTTGAAGGACAGTAGGAATATGTATAGAAATATTTATAGGCACAACAAGAAATGTATAATGAGCTTACTGCGTTAGAACAGGCTTACTTAGACGGCGATATAGCTACTAAAGAAGAATATGAACGCAGAAAAGAAGAAATACTTAATCATTATTTAAATCCTGTTGATGGTATTTTAACTACTTATTCTAATTTGTATAATGTAGCAGTTAGAACTGACGCTGATGCCACCGCAGATTATTGGGCGAAAGATTATGCGGCAATGACTCAAAATACTGAAGAATGGAAAGACGCAGTTAATGAATATTTAGTTGAAGTTGAAGATGAAACTGAAAATTGGAAAGAGATTTCAGAATAGGCTAATGCGGACGTTAAAGGCGCGTTAGATGATAGCGCAGAAGCAACTGATAATTTACGGCAAGAAAGCGAAAACTTAACAGAACAAATTAGAGAAGATTTATTACCTTAGATTGATTTATAGATTAAAGCCGTTAAAGATGTAACTGACGCTTATGCTAATGAACGTGATGAAATTAGAAGATTAATTGAAATGTATAGCGATTATATTCAAAAAATTAGAGATGCCATCGCCGAATAGTAGAGATTACAAACTGAAACAGAAAAGACATAGAATGTTAATTTAAAATAGCCTGAAGTTGTGGGCGGAGAAAATGATAATACTGTTGGGCTTGATGGAACCGAAGGGGAAGATGATCCTAAACCGAACCCTACAGTCACTAATACTGAAACAACACCAGTTTATAAAGATAATTATGCCGGTCAAATTGGTAGCCGTATAAGTGCTATTTATGATAGAAATGATAAGGTTAAAATCGAAGACGGAAATGATTATGTTGCTACTTATAAATTAGAAGATGGTAAAATAGTGCCTAATACGTTAGGTATAAAAATACTTTTTTCGCCTTCGTTGGGAACAATAAAAGCTAGAAAACAATAGGATGGCGTTTGGTATTATACCACTTCTGGATAGGGAGATAAAATATGGATAAAAGAAGACGATATTCAATTCCAATCTTATGACACAGGTGGCTTCACAGGTAATTGGGGGCCAGAAGGTAAATTAGCATTTTTACATGAAAAAGAAATTGTATTAAATGCTGAAGATACTCAAAATATTTTAACTACCGTTTCATTTGTTAGAGATTTAGCTAGCATGATAGATAGTTAGGCTAAAACGGCAAGCTTAATGAACTTATCAGCTTATTCCGGTATTCCTTCTACTGGACAGACCTTAGAACAACAAGTATCTATTCACGCAGAGTTTCCTAACGCAACAGATAGATATGAAATTGAAGAAGCATTTAACTCTTTAGTTAATAAAGCAAGTCAATATGCTAATAGAAAATAAAATTAAGGGTGAGATTATTCTCACCCTCTTTTTTTATTGGACGAGTTAAATTATGATATTTGAAAAAAAAATTATTATATATTAGATAAAAAGAGAAAAAGGAGGCTATGAAAATGATAGATATTGCGGAACAAATATGTTTGGCAGTTGATGAAATAATAACTAAACGATTAGAAAATATTAAATATGATACTACCATAATCGGAACTATAGTTGATAATACCGAAGCTTTATAGTATCGTTATACTTGTTCTAATGGTTCATCTAATTTTATAGCTTACGCAAAAGATACTACATATAAAGTTGGAGATAGTGTTTAGATTACTATTCCAAATGGCGATTATGATTAGCAAAAAATTATAATTGGAAAATATGTAGCTGAAGATAATGATACTCCTTATGTTTTCATTTAGCCTTTTGATACAATTATAGATATTTCTTCTAATTTAATCAGTGATAATAAAGAAGTTATTTATGGTTCTCTTTTGGCAAATGATGACTATGATACCAGCGATGTGACTTTTAATAAAGAAGTTCATTTATATACTAGAACTTTTGAAACTCCATAGACCGGATTTACTAGATTGGGATTAGCCGGTTAGTTTAGAACATGGATTTCTTCTTTTAAACCAATTAGTGGTGATTTTGGTTATCGTTTAGAAGTTTTCTCTCAAAACCCAGAAATAGTAGGAACCGAAAGAGTATCTATTAAAGATTGGGTAGATTTATATGGTCGTGTTTTAAATGGGGAAGAAAATCTTAATGAAGCGGGATTGTTAGATAATACACCCGATTCATGGTATGATAATGTAATGCCAAAAGAAGAGTTTATTGAAAACTTTGAAGATATTGATAATCGTATTAATTTAACGAAGTTAATGCTTTATAATAATTCTCAAGTATCTTTTTGGAACTTAGATAGTAAAGATATGTATGGTAATCCATATAATTTTCAAAGTTATTTTTCTCAAGA